GGTCCGGTGACGGCCAATCCTCAAGCTCTCGCCGATATCAAGGGATTGACGGACGAGCTGAAAAAAGCCGGCGCACCGATCAAAAAGCTTGGTTCGTATAATCCACGGCCAAAGCGGTGGGGCGGTGGTTATTCATCTCATGGCATGGGCGCCGCTTGGGATATTGATGACGCTGAAAGTCTTTCACCGGCAATGCAAAGATGGATCAGGGAAAATCCCGAGAAGTGGGCGCAGGCAAAAGAGCGTTGGAATATCGGGCAGCCATTGCCGGAGAAGGATGCGCCGCATCTGGAATGGCGCGGACCGCATGGCAGTAAATTGATTGATGATCCAAGTGACGCGAATGCCGCGCGTAAGCGAGTTGATGACAAGGCTTCCAAATCGATTTGGGATCAACCATCCGTTGATCTTAGAGTGCAATTCAAAAACGTTCCTCCGGGCGTCAAGACAGATGCCGATGCTGATGGGCCATTGATCAATCAAGTGACAGTTGATCATAGCAAGGCCGTTCCGAAACAGGCGACGCAATAATGCCGACGCGCGAAGAATTGGAAATCATGTTGCGTGATAGCATTACTCCGGGTTTACGGAGTATTGCTCGCGAGCTTCGTGCACTTAATCAAACGGCCAAGGAAAGCGGTAGTGAGAGTGCCGGCAATATTGAAAAATTTGGGAAGTCATTCGGCGGTGTAGAAGCCAGCTCGAACCAAGCCTTGCGCAGCATGACTGCGATGGGAAGTTATGTCATAGGCTTTGGTAAGTCCGTCATGGGGATCGGCGGAACGGTTGAGAGCATCAAGAAATTGTCGGAAGGCATTAACGAGTTTGCCGAAAGCCGACAACAACTGACGATGTTTTCGCAGGATACCAAATTTGCCGCCGGCGACATTTCACAGATGCGCCAAGCCATGAAAATGATGGGTATCGAGACGAAGCAAGCTGATGCTTATATGGCCGGGTTTTCCGGTAAGTTGAAAGAGCTGCAAACTTTTCATCAAGGTAGCCAGTTGTTTCAAGATTTGGAGAAGATGGGCGGCAAGGGCGTCGAGCTAGGTAATAAATTGATAGCTGATGTGGACGCGGAGGATTACAAAAAGGCAGTGAATGATGTTTTCGATTTTTATGAGAAACAGACACCGCGAGCACAAGCGTATCTGCAACAGATGTTCGGCATTCCTGCCGCCGTGTTCGACAATCTGCGAGAATATCAGAAGCTAACGGAAGAAACCTTTGAAGGCGACGAAGCCAAAGCCAAACAATTCATGGTTAATAAAACCATCTTCTTTGCACGGATGGATAGTGAGTGGAAGCGGTTTGCAGATCACGCCTTGATAAGCATCAACAAGGTAACGACCAAGCTTGAGGAAGACACAAAGGACAAGCATTTTCTAAGCGATGCTGCAATCGAGGGATGGGACAAATTTTCGAAGATGATTGCGCAGGACAAATCGGACATTGATGGCATTATCAGTTTGATGAATAGCGTCAGCGGATTTTTCAAGAGTGGCGACGACGCTAAGAAAGACGATAAGAGTTGGGGCGAAAAAACTCACGATTGGATGCAGGAGCATATGCCTTGGGCGTCTGATCAGGCTATCAGGGAAAAAATATTTGGCAAAAAAGACAGAGAAGCCAAGCCGGGCGAGAAAGAGGGGGCGACGTTCGAAGAGCGTTTCGGGGCCATGGATGAATTGAAGACGCAGAAGGAAAATACGAAATTGCTCGAAAGCATCAGGGATACATTGGACAAGGCGACAGGAGGCTCCGGCGGTGTTCCCGGCTCGCAAGCTGCGGAATATGGGATGGGCATTCGGAGGCCTGGCGGAGCGATGCAAGCGGGCGGTGGCGGTTTTCGTCCGCGTAGTGGCGTTCGTGGTGCTAAAGACCCGAGCTATAGCTACGCCGGCGGCGAGACACCGGATTTATCTAATCTCAAAGGCGGCGAATATTTGAGAGCGCAACGTTCGCCGATGTATAAAGAGCTTGAGGAGCATCCAGAGCTCAAAGAGCGTTTGGCAGCTCTTACTTCAAAAGAAGATAAAGATTATCCGACACAAGTTGTTGAAAGCCTGATGAACCGCACGGCCTATGTCAACGAGGAGCGCAAGAAAAAAGGTCTGCCACCATTGTCTTTGCGCGATATGATCAGGCCAGATAGTCCGGTCAGCTTCTATGGTCCGGAACGTCGTCATGAAGTTGAAGCAGCAATTGAGCGTCTGCGTAGTCATCCGGCAGAAATGAAAAAATATATGGATGCCATCGACAACGCGCGCGAGAGTAATACGTTAAAGGGTTATACCGATCAGGGCACCATTGGCGATCCGAATTATATCAAGGGCGGTCCCGGCATTACGATGCCAAACAGTGAACGCTTTAACGATTGGGGCGGCGGCCCCGGTGAACAGGCCGGCGCAAGATCATGGCGCGAACGTCAACAGAGAGCCGTGCTAGAAGGTGCTCGCGATCGTGTTGACAAGTCACAGAGCAGTAATGTCACGGCACCAAAAGGTTCAGCCAACGTTTCAGTTGATTTTGGTACGAAGCCAGATGGCACTGCGACGGACGCTGCTTCAAGAGCTCTCGCCGGCGGACCGTTCAAGGATTTGAAAATAAATCGTGAGCCGCAATCATCCAAGGCCGGCGATCCCGCAGATAATAATTCGAATTCGCGTTGGTACTTTCAATAATGGTTGGCCTCGCTACCGAGCAAGCAGTGCTGACGATCAACGGTCAGGACTTCCGTGATTGGGAAACCGTCATGGTGCGTCATGCAGCGCGGGAGAGCCCGCCTTATCGTTTTCGCTTTACCTGCTCAGAAGCCGTTCCAATGTCAAAGAATTGGGGCGTGTTGCAGATCAGGCCCGGAGATAGTTGCACGATCACGCTAGCCGGACAACTGGCATTTACCGGGCGAGTGTCAACCCGGCAGGTTTATTATGACAAGCAGCGCCACTATGTCGAGATACAAGGCGCGTCGGTTACCGAGATTGCTTCTGCGAGCCCGGTGACGAAGACAATGGAAATGAAGGATGTCAATTTTTCGCAGATTGCACAGCAGTTATTGAAGCCATTTGGAATGCAGCTGATCAATGAAGGTGGTCAACCGCCGCAATTGAAGTTTCCGCGGGTTTCGTTGATGCATGGATTGAGTGTGTTTGATCATCTGGATTTGTATTCGCGAGCCGTTGGTGCATCGTTTACCAGCAACCCGCAAGGTCAATTTGTGGCCTTGTGGGGACCGAGCGGCGGCTCTGATACGGTTGTCGAGGGCCGTGATATCCTGATCGGACGTGAGATAATTTATAATCAGAGCATGGAAAGCACGGCTCCTCAAGCATCGCAACAAACTGGCAATGATCAGAAATGGGGGGCCAAGGTTGCGTCGGTCCCGTTTCTGTCAAAGCAAATGCTCAATCTGGCGAACACCTATCAACCGTTCACGATGTTGTCCGAGTTGCCAACTGCCGAGAAAGATCATATGCAAGGGCGGTCCGATACCGAGCATAACATGATGAAGGAAGATCAGATCACGGTGTTTGCAACCGTGTACGGATGGCTTCGTCCTAGTGGCGGGCTATGGCAGAGAAATCAAACTGTGCATGTCACTTCGCCGATGTTGATCATGGATGATGATCTAACGGCAAAATCGGTGACGTTCACGCAGGACAATCAGGAAGGCACACGCACGACGTTGGAGCTGTGCAATCCTTTGGGTATGGGCGGTGACATTCCGCAGGCACAATAATGGCAAACGAACGAACCACACTTTCGATGCAAGCGAACCATCATCGTCTAGGATCATCGCGTGCGACGGTCCGCGAATTCGACGACAACCATTTGATGCAGCAAGTCAAGTATGCAGATGTTTTGCATTCGGAGACGCCTAGTGATTTTGAACGTTGGCAACCTGTTGGCCTCACTTCGACGCCTCTCAAGCAGGATCAGGATCAATCGGACAATCAACAATCAAAACAGGGTCAGGGCGAGCAGCAGGGCGGTGCGTCGGACGATGGTGATTGGAACCATAATCAGCCGCAGGGTGCGGCATCTGAAGCACTTATGCTTTATCTTAATGGTCAGCGAAGCCATCCGATTGGCATGTGCGATGATCGCCGTGTGCGTCCGTATCAAGTGCCAGAAGGTGCAACGGCGCTATACGCCGCAACGGGGACGGGGCAACTGTTTTACCATAACGATGATGGATCGCATATCGTTGTGACGAATAATCCAAAGTATGACAATAGCGGCGGAGGCGGAGGCGGAGGCGGAGGCGGAGGCGGTGCCGGTGGCATGATGGTGAAGAAGCGTGATCTTTCCATCTCGGCGAGAGCAACCGGAAGCAGCGGCGGTCAACAGCAGAAAGAACGCTATGCGAGTATGCGGCACGTCAATAAGAAGCCGCAGGATCGCAATCCGGGAGGCAACGGACAAGGCGGATCGAACGGCAGTAGTAGCAGCCAGCAGTATCAGCACGAAGGCGAGAGCATCAACACCGAAGTCAGATGCACGAGCAGCCGTATCGAATTTCGTATCGGCGAGAATGTTGTCGGCTATTACGACACGAACGGCTCGAAATGGTCATTCACCGGGGAAATGCATTTAGGTGACGATAATGCTTCTGATCCGGTTTACGGTGTCAACGGTGCCGTTGGACAGACAACAAAGATGACGGGACCGGGGGCTGTGCTTGTCACTGCTCCTAATCCGGGGCCGCCGACATCGATGGATGGTAATCCGCTATTAGACGCTATTCGTCGCATAGGCGAGCTGGAAAGACGGATCGCCGAGTTGGAGGCTCGCACAATATGAGCTGGATTGGCAACATCCACAATCCTTGGCGTGACTTGTTGAAGCAGCAAGCATCATTCAAGGGCGTTATATTTCATATCGAGACTGGTGCGCGCATGAGTGGCCGGCGCACCGTGGTACATGAGTATCCGAAACGCGACGATCCATATTCGGAAGATATGGGCCGACAGGCGCGGCGGTTTCATTTTCAAGGTTATCTGATTTATAGCACTGCACAGGAGCGGCTATACGATTACGTTTCACAACGTATTGCGTTGTACAACGCGCTTGAGAGTGATGATGCCGGTCCGCTCGTTCATCCGGTATTCTGCCCCGGTGGAATACAGGCGATGTGCGAACGTTATACGATGATTGAAAATCGTACACGCGGCGGCTTTACAGAATTTGAAATGCAATTCGTGGAGCTCGGAACGGCTGGCAATTCAATGTCGTTCGTCAACACTGCTTCGCAAGTCGCCCAACAATCGAACGCGGTGGATAATTCGACGACCGACATGGCGAACAATGCGCCGACCGATAGCGTTTGGTCCGGTCAGGCTCCGGCCTTCCGGTCATACGGCCAACCGGGAGTGCCTTCATCGTGAGCATTTCCAGCGAGCAAGAGCAGCTCAATGAAATCATCAATAATATCTGCAAGTATATTTTGCAGATGGTTTCGGCGAAGGGCGCACAAGCTGCACAATTGCGTCTTCAAGTCGGTCAAGTCCAATCGAATGGTTTGGCGTATCTGCAAAACAAGACGTTCGGCACGATGCTTTACAATTGTTTCGTGACAGCGCGGACGCTTCCGATCACGGCTGATCTAGTGGCGATGGTCCGTGAGCAGATCAGTCAGGAAGCTCCGACCGGTCCGATTGCGACACTCGTTGTTGAAACAGCAATCCTGTATTGCCTGACAACGGAATGCATCTTCATAACGCAGATGACATTCGCATCGCGGAATGATGTGCAGTTGATGATGACGCGAATGACGAACGCTTTCAATGCCGCACGTGATCAGGCCGCTGATCGAATGGATAGTGCGACCTATCAAAACCTGACTTACCTTGCGGGCTCGATCATCAATCATCTAAATCAAACTGCGTTGACATTGCCGCGGCTTGTTCAATTCAGTTTCCAAACGAGCTATCCGGCGTTGACGATGGCAAATCTGATTTATCAGGATACATCACGCTGGGAGCAATTGGTTAGTGAGAATGACACGGTGCATCCGCTGTTCATGCAGCGGCAAATTGTCGGACTTAGCGCATGACGGACATCCGGATTATTGAAGTTGTAAACCTCGAAGCAATGACGATGGATTGGCTGCTGCTTCCGAATGGTCAACTCGATACTAGCGAAGAGCTGGCGACAGCGGTCAGTGTGGCCTTGGGCACCAACATGCTCGCTGACATCGACGAAAAGCTTCCTGATCCGGATAGCACGGATCGCATGGGATGGTGGGGCGATTATCAGGCGCAGGAGATATGGGGAGGCTGGCCAATCGGTTGCAAAAATTGGCTGCTATCTCGCGCCAAGATCACGGATCAAGCGTCGGAGGAAGGCGGCACACTGCAGCGAGCTTACAACTATTGTGTTCAATGTATGCAGCCATTCGTTGATAATCAAGTCTGCACGTCATTCGAGGTTAGCGTTTGGCGTCGTGACTTATATAGCATTTATGTCTTGATAACGATCTATCGCGGCAACAAAGAAGATATAGCACTTCGCTATCAAATCTTGTGGGATCAAATGTAATGCCTTGGACAACTCCGCCGCTACGCACTGTGCGCGAGATGGTGCGAAACGATGTGACAGCCGCTTTGTCCGGTGCTGTGTTGATTGCCAATTCCGTTCTCCGCGTCATGTCAGATGTAATGGCGGGATTGGCGCATCTTGTGCTACGCTATATCGATTGGCTTTCTTTGCAGCTATTACCGGATACCGCAGAAAAGGAATGGCTAGACCGACACGGCAATATCTGGCTGGTCAACGCGGATGGTACGACAGGACGAAAGGCTGCAACTTACGCTTTCGGCACAGCAACGGCGACGGGACAACAAGGCTTCGACATACCATCCGGCACGATCCTAAACGGGCTTGGCATTGACTATCAAACGACAGCCGACGTTGTGATGGGCGCCGGTCCGACTACTATTCCCCTGCAATGTCTCACGGCAGGTTCAATCGGCAATTTGGATGAAGGTACGCAAATCGGTTTCTCAACTCCGATTGCAGGCATCGATAGCAATGCCACGATTATCGAGATGTCCAACGGTGCGGATACCGAAACAGATGACGAGCTGCGAGCGCGTATTCTATTTCGTATTCGCAATCCTCCGATGGGCGGATCACAGGCGGACTATATTGCTTGGGCTTTGTCTGTGCCCGGTGTGACACGAGCATGGGCGGCGCCGGAGATGGGACCGGGTACGATGACGGTTCGCTTTATGATGGATGATTTGCGAGCCGGGAATTCACCGCCGGGAATGCCAACGACAGCTGATGCCGTGATGGTGCATGATTACATCGATCCGCTTCGACCGGTGACGGTCAAGGATTTTTTTGTGCAACCTCCGGTGCCGCTCTATTACAATATCACGATTAGCAATCTTGATCAGGATACATCAGACGTGCGAGCCCGCATCTTGCAATCGATACAAGCAATGGAATTCGAGAAATCAGGCCCCGGTCAAACCATGTATCGCACATGGGTTGAAGAAGCGATTGCGAATGCTGTTGGTGTCAATTATTTTGAGCTCACGTATACTACAACGACAATGCCTGATCCGGGTTATATGCCATTCATAGGGACGATCACATATGCCTAGCAAGGCGATAGTCCCTCGCAGCAGTGTTGTCGCCTCGCCTGTTCCTCCGGTTGTCATTGCACCGGATAGGCACATCAGAAGATATTGCGACGATTACGTGCATGGCTTTGCCGATCTTCTCCCGCGCGGATTGGCTTGGCCGCGTTGGCGTGAAACCGTGTTGATGTCTGTTGTTCATGGCCTCTCTTGTATTTGGGAATTCGTTGACGGCCGAGCCGCTGACTTGCTGGAAATCGAGAGCGATCCGCGGACGACAACGGAGCTGCTTCCGGATTGGGAAAGAAATTGGGGCTTGCCTGATCCATGTATGCAAGACCCTCAAACAATAGAAGCGAGACGTATCGCTCTTGTCCAGCGCATGACATTGCAGGGCGGTCAGTCCCGGCAATTCCTGATCAACATTGCTGGGCAGATTGGCTACACTATTACGGGCATCACGGAATATCGGCCGTTCATGGTTGGCCTTGATGGCTGCGGTGATTGCCGGACGATTGGTGCCGGCATTCCTCCGCCGATGCATAACGCTTGGGGACAGCTGATCCTCGATACAACTGGCAATCCGATTACGAACGGCGAAACATCCGAGTATCCCAATTATGGCTTGGGACCGATTGAAAATCGCTACTACTTCACGGTGCATGTCACCGGTGCAAGCTTGAGTTGGTTTCGTTGTAGCTCCGGACAATGCGGCGTTGATCCACATCTGCGTATCGGCATTGCCAACGATCTTGAATGTTTGATCAACCGTTACAAACCTGCTCACACTATCGCGCTGTTTGATTATGCCGGAGTTATGCCCGGTGATCCGATGGCCGGGACACCTTGAGAGGAAATCATGCTATACAATCAGCCTTACGGGATGCCTCCGGAAACTACTTGGGGGGATACGCCATACATTAACGGCGATCCGAGCGTTGGCCGTGCAGGTTCAATTCCGCCGGCTGCATCGATTGAATATCCGCAGCGTGAGATCGTCAACCTGATCATGGATGCCGGGTTGGTTACTCCGAGCAACAGTGATTTGCATCAGCTTTCCAAGAGCATTCAAAGCACTTTGCTTTATTCGGATGATGATGCGGGTACGACGAACCAATATCAAGTTACGCAGACACCAGCGCCGACCGCATACTTCAAGTACATGACGGTTGTGGCGAAGATTGGCAACACAAACACAGGCGCATCAACTCTCAACGTCAACGCTCTTGGAGCGAAGCCTATTCGGCATCCTGCCGACAACAGCGAGTTGTCGGCTGGTGAGTTGAGGGTGAATGCCATTGCCTGTTTCGTTTATGATGGATCGTATTTCCATCTTGTTTGGTCTTCGTCGGGTCAAGTGCAAGCCGGCGGTCCGATCTATCTCATTGCCAATCGCACTTTTTATGTCAACGGCAGCACAGGAGATGATACGAATTACGATGGAAGCGCGGCAACGTTTTCATCTCCCAATCACGGCCCGTTCAAAACGTTGCAGCGAGCGGCGAACGAAGTCATCAGATACAATATGAACGGCTTTAATCTATCGATAAGCGTGGCGGTGGCATCTGGATATTCGAATACGGTGAGCCCGTTGTTTAGGGTGCCCGGCGGCGCTGGCACACTTATCTTGAGCGGCTCGGGTGGCAGTCCGGTTGTCAATGGCAGCAGTTGTTCGGCTATTCAAGTCGAAGGCCCCGGTTCATTCAACGTCTCTAATTTCAAGTTCACTAGCAGCGGGGCCAATGTCGCCGATCCA